TTTTTGCCCAGCCTTCTTCAGACCATTCAACTACAACAACATCATCACCGTCCTCATCGAGGACAGGAACTCGCATTGCTTCGCTGACATACTCTTTGAACTTAACCAGGCTCATTTTTCTATCCTTGGCTTTTGACGTTCTGTAAATCTTTGTTAGCAAGGGCTTTTGCCAATGCTTTTACATCCGAAAGTGGGAGTACAACAAAACTTCTTCCCATTCTCTGAGTTAACTGAATCATCATTTCTTTTTTACCAGCGAATCTGGTAACATATATTTCTTTACTGCCTTTAAACTCGGTACCCTCAGCAATTTTATCCGCTGTAGGCCTTAAGAATTCAACAGTATCTTTTTGAAGTTTTCTTTTATCGTCTTTCATTTTTACCCTCTATAGTCATCTATCTTACTTAAAACCTTAGACCACCGTTTTAACACAGGTGCCATTTTAACTACACAATCTGTCATCATATCGTTCACGGAGTTTCTTGGAGGGTCTAGAGTTTCTTTGCCTGATTTACGATGTTTTTCTATATCACCATATAAGTCTTTTAGTGAATCATCAAAATCCTCATAGGCTTTCTCCAATTTCCGAAAAGACCTATCGACTTTTGGATAAGGACTTCTACCCTCAGACAAATTCATCTTGACTGAAGTTGGCTTCAGAAAATTAACTACCTCTTTTTGGTAGTCTTTACTCATCTTCGCTTTTCCATTCCTTTTCAATTTCTCCAAAAAACTTTTTCTTATCTTCATCACTTAATGAGGAAGGACTTTTTACTTTGTACTTAGCAAGTTTCTTATTGAAAAATTTCTGGTATGCTTCTTTAGAACCTTCAGGAATTTTCATTCCTTTTGGAACGAATGCTTCCTCTTTGTCATCATCGTCATCTTTGCCAGCCTTTTTCTTCTTGGCATCGATGGCTTTCTGAAGAGCCGGTGGAAGTGTACCTTCGTGAGTGTGTTCGGCATCGCCCGCTTCGTGGGAATGTGTTACATCACCGTGGGAATGCTCTACGTTATCGTGAGTATGCTCTTTGTCGCCACCATCGTGGGAGTGAGTTACATCACCGTGAGTATGTTCTACGTCTTTAGGTGCTTCACTGAGGGCTTCTTTCTTAGCGAACATTGTCTTAGAAAGTTTCTCCTTCATATCAGCAATTTTAGTGGTCAATCGAGAATTAACTTCGGAAGTGAATGTACTTTTAAATGCACTCGCTTTCTTGTCTCGTGCCAGTTGCACCAATTTTTCTAGATTTTCGTTAATCATAATTAATTATCTCCTAATAATAATCGTCAGAGGCGCCTTCGTCATCTTTTGATTTGGAAGCCTTCTCCGTTTCCATTTGTTTGTCTAATGTTTCTATATCTTCCTCAGATTGCATCAGAACATTTTTTCGTACCCATTCAATTGAGTAATAACGACCAATCATCTCTCCACTTGATATAGTGTCAAGCATCTCGATACGTTCTTTCATCATCTCAATTTTCTTGAGTTCTGTGAAATAACCATCATCTTCAAAGATGAAATTAATATTCTCTTTGTATATATTCCATTCACCCTTATCGATAATCCCCTTCGCAAGTAATTGCGTTCTCAACAGCGAATAAAACAAATCAGAAAATCGTTTACGTAGTTTCGTTACATATTTTGTAAACTTAATCTCATCTCTTGTTACCTCACCAACTCTAGAGAAGGTCCAAGTATTATCTGATTCCATTCTACTTGAGGGAACGTGAAGTGACTTAAATACTTTCTTCTGAAAATATGCTACATCATCCATATCGCCAAGATTCGTACCGCCTGGCAATGTTTCTACTTCGGTGCCCCTGCCTCCCTCTTTTCGTGGGAGCCAAAAATCTTCCATCATAGACATTGTATCTTTGCCGTCTGCAACAGTACCCGTTGAAGCATCATAAACCATTTTATTCTTAAACTTGTTCATAATGTTTCGTAGATATTGTTCTGCTTTAGTCTTAGGCAGATTTCCAACATCTATATAGAACACCCGTCTTTCTGGTGCTCTAGTAATTCTATAGATAACCATTGAGTCTTCCAACATTCTCAATTGGTTAATCGGTTTCATTGCTTTATGAATATAAGAAAGAGTAACCTCTTTCTCTTTATCATATAAGCCAGAGTCAGCAGTCGCTACTGCCTCCATTGCAACCTTAAGGGTTTGAGTTATACCTCTACTTTCGTTTGTGTAAATCCAGTATTCATCTACCCCCTTTACTATTTCGACTCCATCTTTATTTCTTTCTTTAAGAACTTCTTTAACTTTCTTAATATTGGTCGAGTCGATATATCTTAATTCTTTGATGCCTTTTTTGATGTTATCATTATCAAAAATGATATGATAATGAATTGCTCCATCTTCATACCATCGTCTAAAGACATCAGGTCCTGCCGTATTAAACTCTAATTTCTTAGAGATAATATCAAATTCTTCAGCAATCATATCTTTGATATTCTTGGGCACATCAACAGTGTCCAACTTATCAAGATAGATTGATACTGGGTCCTTATAAGGGTCCAGCACCACTGCTTCATTGACTATATCATCAATTGCAGACTCGGCTTCTGGCTGTCTTGCTATCTGCCGATATTTTGCAATTAAATCTTGCTGTGTTATAAACGCGGTATCGAAATTGATGGCGAAGGCGTTTATACCTCCACCATCAATTACAGTTGAACCATCATCTAGGTTTGGCGCAACAAAGGAACTTGTTCCCTTGTCTACCACAGACGAGCCAATTTTTTTCTCTATCTTATAACCAAATAGTTCCATATCACGTTTCTTTGTTAGTTAAGTTAATATTACTAATATTTATACTCAAATAACAAGGGTATATTTTAGTTCAGTACGTCTACGGTATCGCCAGTTCCACCGTCATCCCAAGAAACTGCGAAGTTTACAGTATATTCCTGTACTGCATCCACTGTTTCCCAGTTAAGTTCGATAGAGCCAACCTCTGACGGCCACCCATATATTGTGTGCATAAAGGTCGCTTTAGAGCCATCTCTGGAGTACGGCTGAATTTCAATCGTCTTATGGGCTTCTGACACCCCGATAATTGATTCCATCCCAGAGAAACCACTTATGTTTCTCTGCCACATTAGCAATGCTTCCCTAAGAACGTAGTTCTGGTCATTGATGACAGTAATACTCCAGTCAGCGAAAGTTCTATCACCAGGAACCTTTAACTTACGGTTCTGATAAGGAACTTCTACCGGGTTAACAGTAGTTGCTGGAAGAGAGGCTGCCTTGACAAACATCTTAGAGTCCCATCCGCCAATTTGTACTTCAAAAAGGTTAGGACGTGCATAGTCGCCTGAATATTGATTATTAAAATCTGTTACATTAAAAGCCATTTTTCATTCTCCTTATACTTGGCCGATGACTTCAGCAAAATCAACACCAGTTTTCGTTGCTACGAAATTAAGCGTGATAAAGTTGATAGACCGGCTTGGTTTAATGAAAATACTCGCAATGAAACGATTTGAGTCAATAACTTCTGGCGTGTTGTTTGAAGCATCACACTGAACAAAGAAGTCATACATTCCCTGTCTCGCTTTAATTCCATTGAGATATGGATTAACCATATTCAAGAAATTCTTACGAGTAAACTCGTTGTTGAACTCGAACAAGAAATATTTTGCGGATATTGAAATAGCCTTCTCTAGAATAATGAACAATCTACGTACATTAATTCTATCAAAAGCACTAGGTTTGACTAGCAATGTTCGGTCTCCCCAGAGAACTGTTCCTTGCCCTGGAAAGGTTACAATTGGATTGATTCCGTTAGGAAGCATATACAATTGGTCCCGATGAGCCCGTGAAGGCTGATACGCTATCTTAACAACACCGCTAATCTGACCACGATTAAGTCCGCCAGGACTCCACCAAGGGTCTCTTGTGTCATCAGTTCTTGCCATCAATCCTGCTATATCACCACTGAATCCAATCCAGCGATAAGTATCAGAATAAACGTCATAAACGTATTTGTAGTTACCGTCTAGGGTACCGTATGAAGAGGCTGAGTTAAAAGAAACATCAGTTCTCCAAGCGATTACATTGTTAACAGCGTTTGTGGCGCCACCAACATTGACAACTTCCGATTTAGGCGGTGAAATTACAGCAATACAGTCTAGTCGTTGCTCTGCAACTTGCTCAATCATATACTTAGATACGATAGCAACTTGGGCAGAATTCTCGTTAGAGAGTCCACCAGCAATTAATATACTGACATTAATTTCGTCACCGTTCTCGAATTTGTCCCATCCGGCCATATACTCGTTAGAACCAACAGTACCTGCGGCTACTTCTAGCACCCAAGTATCGCCTGCGGCTTCACAAGTTGCTTGGTCGGCGCCTGTGCCATCATCACAATGAGCAGGAACACCAGCCGAGACTGCGATGCCACCAGTAAATGTTACAGAAACAGGACCTGGACCGTTAACTACATTTGAAGTAACTACCCAGATTAGTTTGGAAGCAGGATTAATTACATCCTCTGCCCAAATGTTTCCGCCATCAGCGTTGTTAGTACCTTGAGTCATACCTACAAGATATGATTCGACTACTTCTGTGTCCACAATAACAGCAACAGCAATTTCGCCATTACCAGTATCGGGTTGAACGTCAAATGCACCTGCATACTGCCAAGCAGACCAGGTAGCATCGCCGCTGTGTGTTTCCACAGTAATGCCATTTCCGTAAGTACCAGGATAGCGGGCATAAAATCCCTCTGTCAAAGTACCAGAATCGTACTGCGTATCAAAATCTTCTGCACCGGTAATCTGAGTCACATTTCCAGAAGGCGCGGCATTCATCGCCCCGGAATCTACAACTCGTACTACTTGAAGGCTATTTGCATAACTCAAGAATGCGGCAGAAGAAAGAAACGCTGGATACGTGTCGTTGGTTGGTTGTCCAAAGACTGCTACCAGGTCGGCTTCTGAGGTACATAGATATGGCTCGAAAGCCGGACCCCAAGTAAAACGACCAACTGTAGCACCTAAAGAGGTAGCAACCGCGGGGATAGACGTACTTAAATCAATTTCCTTGATTTGGACGCCTGGGCTTAATTGAAATCCCATCGTTTTTCTCCTATAATTAATTAATTATTCGTAATGATTTGATTTCCCTATCGATTTCCCTACAATAGAGAGTCGATGAGTCCTCACTCATTGCTACTATTTATAAATTGTCATCTTTTAACTACTAGATTGCCAGATTTCTCCGCCCTCTACAGTATATTTATCAACATCGTCTGTTCCATCCTCAATAAATCCAAAAGGAGTCAGGTCATCCTCAATCTCTTTCATCTTTCCATCATATAATTTGAGTCTCAAATCAATATCATTTAACTCTTTAAACATATCTTGAGAAGAAAACCAAGAAAATATCACTAGACTCATTACAAGGTCATCTGTACCACCTGGTTCGGCTGCCCAAGATTTGCCTCTGACAATGAATTGAGATAGTTCACTAATTGTTTCTAAGTCGTTAATTATGAGTTTATTGGTCTCAATTAAATCTTTAAGATTAGAGCATCCAATAGCCTTGACCCTCTTAGTCATTTTATGACCAAGTTTATCGTGTACTCCCGATTCGTTGATTGTATTTTCATATTCCAATTCATAATGGAGTATGTTGGCAACTTCGGCACCAGGCCCATTTGATTCAATAAGAACGGCTGCCTTATTATATGCGGTCGCAACTCTATTAATAACAGTTGGTAACAATAGAGGCGATATTGTGTTTGACCTATACTTTGCTACTTGTCGGAATGGTAATTGCGTAATGTCAATTACATTCATCGTAGAGTAATCCTGGCCACGCCCCTCTGCTACATCAACCGCTATAAAATAATTATGTCCTTCTTCTGTCTCCACATAAACATCTAATTGTTCTCTTCTACTAAGTGGTTCCCTTATAGACAACTCTGCAAGTTTGCCTGGTGTAATAAGAGTACCAGCAGACCCAAGGAACTCGCACTCAAACTCTTGCCTAAATTGTTCTTGACTCGTATTTTCAATCGTTTGTTTCTTCCAATTTTCATCACGACCTGGTACATCCCACCAATTAATTTCATATGGTTCATAATTCGAGCGTCCTTCTACAGCATCGCCCCACATCTTATAGAAGTGATTCATTCCATTTGGTGTTGAAACAACAATCACTTTTGAAGTCATACCAGAAGATATAGTTGGATATACTGAATAAAAGAAATCTTCTGCTAGTCCTTGAGGAATAAATGCGAACTCATCAAGGAAAATTAAATTGAAAGCATATCCACGAATGGAAGATGATGATGTTGAAGCCGCGAGAATTCGAGAACCATTCTCTAGTGCGATAGAACCTTTATTCCATTCAGCCACTCCTTGTTGAAGAAACATAGGAAGTCTTTCGTATGCCATTGTCAAACGTCCCAACAACTCTCTCGCTGTTGCGCCTTTGTTGGCTAGAATCGCTACGTTCTTCTGGTCATTAAACAATATATAATGTAGCATAAATGCCAGACTTGTCTGAGATTTTCCAGACTGTCTAGGACACTTAACTATTGAAAATCGATTCTCGTATAGGCCGTTAATCAGATTCTCCTGAAAAGGCCATAAGTCAAATTTCATCAGACCCTTGTCAACATTGACAATAGTCATATAGGTCTTAATGAAATAGATTGGATTATCCCTACACTTTACATATTCCAGAACTTCTTCTTGCGTGTATTCTTGGGGTACGTTTACACGTTTGAGTAGTGGATTACCTAAGTAGGTAGTAATTGTCATAATATAATCCCCCGAGGACTCAATTAATGTCCATTATTATGGTGCTTTACCAAATTATCAACGCTATCCTGTAGTGTAGTTATCTGCACGATAAGTCCATCGACATCTCGTACCATATCCATTATTACTGTGATTCCATACATCATTCCGACTACTATTACTACCAGTCCGATGTTTTGGATTATGTGGTCTCTGCTCATTTGATTTGTTTCCCTTTCAGCATTTCTTGTAATTCAGCAGTAGAACCTACATAAAGATTATTGACGTTAGTCTTAGGACTCTCGCCTTCTTTCATCAGTTTTAATTCCTTCTGCATCTTTAACAATTCCATTGTCGTATCAGATACGTTCTTTATTAAACCACTAGCGACTTCATATGCTCGTGGGTGTTCCATTTCTTTGGCCAATTCAAGGATTCCCTCAAGGGCTTCGTTTCCTCTTTCTATAAGATTATAAAGATTATCTCTTGCATATGAATAATCTTCAGGCAAATCCCCTTCGGCCGGGTTTGAATTAACAGTTGCCCTAGGTGCAAGACCACGTTCTCTTCGTGTGCTTACAATTCGTTTATCTGCATCAATCTTTGGAGGCAAAAAGTCAGGGCTTTCATAATCATCGATGATATCTTTAGCCATATTTAACTCAGCATCTAATCTTTCGTTAACTGTCTTTTTCCTCGGTTGTCTTTTTCTTATTGTTTTCTTTCTTGGTTTAGATTTTCTTTCGTCTACCATAATATAATTTCCTTTTCAACATTAATCATTACCTAACGGCCATTGGACTTCGTGCATAGTATCTACGTCATCGTCATCCGCTGGGTCATCAGGATGACCTGCTTCTATTTTAACTGTCCAGTTGTCATCCACTTGAGCATCAAATGGGTCAACTGAAAGATTTACTCGTTCATCGGCTGCCTTGCCTGGGTCAAAGTGACTAATCATATAGTTAGTTTCAACTTCTTTAATAAGACCTTGCTCCATTATCGGCGGATATATCCATCCCTTGATGACAAAACCTAGAGACCAATTTACAACTCTTTGTTCAGCAAAATCACCTTCGAATTCATCTGTCATTGTGACACCCGTTAATTCTATCGGTATGTCTCTCTTCATATCCAATTCAGGTATCTCTTCAATAACACAATTAAAGTCTGGTTGAAAATATGGTAAAATTTGCTCTACAATTTGTAGTCCATCATCCATATAGTCAACATAAACATCAAGGTCAAAAGTCCAATTGTATGGAATAGGTGAATAAAATTTATATGCCTTGGTATCATCAGTATGATTGAATCTATATTCATTCATTTGATTACCGGCACGACTATAGTCTGCTTCCATCCCACTCATAATAAAGCCCATACGTGGAACTTCTTTTTTCTTTCTACTGTCTTGGATTAATCGTGCTAGAT